ATTTGGTCTAAATGACTCATATTAGGTACTATTGTATCCTTTTTGTGGTCTATATGACCACATTCAGGTGCCTTTGTAGCACCCTAATATGTTATTTTTGAAGACGCTACCGTGTTTTTACATGGTTTCGTTTTTATTCTAAAATCCAATGAACATTTGGATATAGTTCGTTTTCCACAATTTCTCTATGACGTTGAACTATCGTCGTAAATAGAGAAATACATCACCGAGGTGATGATAGGAAGCCTTACCCTAGACCAAGGGTAGTGCTTTTCGTAAAGAAAAGAGAGATTAATTCATGTTGTGAAGCACCAACATGTGTTCCTTAATCTTTGGCGAGTAGAAATTTCCTTTCTACTTACCTTAACTCGCTCCCACACAAGATGTGTGGGTCCCGTACGGCCGGGAGAACCGTATGGAGTGTTTCATTATCCCTGTCCTCCCAGGGAAACTATATAACTCATTTGCAGTTCAATTTTGGGTAAAACCCAATTTCATGTAAATATTTCAAACTAATTGACTGCTATTCGAGAATAATAAAATAAAAATAAAAATATTTGTATATTATCTGTGTTTTTTAGCACTGTTTTGATTCCGGCTAGCATCGGAATTGTTTTAGTGAAGGTGTGTTTGACGGGACGGTCCACACTTTAGTTAGTGTGTACGCGATCACGTAATCCCGCGAGGGACCTCAAATACATAAATAAACTTGTATATTATTCACTTAAGTATATGTCCATTTTTCTCCTTTTGCTCTTCTAGTAGGTGAAGCACCTTTGGTGGGGTGTATTGTCATTAGCGCTGTAATGTGTACGAGCCAAATTACTTAGTGGGTTGGCGCCCACGCTAATGGCCATCCTCGTGACGAGGAAGGAGAATTATTTTATACGAGAGGGGGGTACCAGGACTGCTAAACCTGGTACTATCAATGGTGGAATATGTATAAAATTCAAGTTTTTGTCCGTGATCGAAGTTGGGATCGGACTGTACAACTGTCTATATAATATATATTCTATCTGGAAAGAAGGAGCATGTCGGGCGTCCCCCTGTACGTGCCGCATGCTACCCGAAGGCTACCCTTAGGAAAAAGTGCCAAGAAAAAGAACAGGGGCTCCGGGAAAGAGCATCCCATCTCACCAATAGTCGTATTTGTCACGCGACTACCTAATAATTGAGATGACAAAAACACCTACGCGATTTTCCATGCTCTTACACCACCTGACTTATCTTTAGATGAGTTTCACTACCAACGAATCAAACAGATTCTTCTACTTGCGCTATGCGCAAGTACCCAGCGTAGTTACCGGTCGAACCATGATCGGTAACAGGTTGTGTGAAACAGACACTGTCACACAGTCAAAGAAAGAAGCGACTTTTTTCAAGCAGACTTACGCATCTGCGCCCCCTCCCCTCTCACAACGAAATTGGAAGGAAGAAAACCAAGAAGAGGAGAAGGAAGACGAGCTCCACTACAAAGAAGCTTGTCGTAAGGACCGGGAGAAAAAACGTCGCCATAACCGGAACCGCAAGATGAAGCGGAAGATCGCAAAGGATTGCAAAAAGCAAAGCAGGGCAGATTGTGAGAAACTTAAACTAGAACCGCATGCCGGTGTAGTTGAGAGTTTACTGATGTCACGATTTCAGGCTATGGGTTTCAACACTAACATAAAAAGTGCCATTGAGAACACTACTCTAGCTTTTTTGGCAATGAAAGATGCCGTATCAGTATCCCAATTTCTGGCCATCTCCATGCTGTATTTCAAGTCTTTGTACACTGAAAGTGTGGTAGAGGTTGCCGGAAAATTTTTGGCAAACTTCGTTGGTACAACTTTTGGAATGAGTGCCCAGGGGTCCTACGAATTTGGTAATCCCACAGAAGAATTCCCAAGTTGGCTTGCAGAACTCAAGAACCTATCTAGCACGTGGACTCTGTGTCTGCACGCTGAGGGTTTCAGTAAGATGGCTAAATTAGTGAGTTTCTGTGTGGGTTTAGGACTATGCAAGCTCACTGATATCACCCCCACGGTGGCTGGATTAGAAATATTTTCTTTACCACCTCCTCCCAGGGACATCACCGTCATTACTTTTGTAGATGCGATTTTTGAACTTGTAATCCACTTTGCTGAAGGAGGCTATATGGCTTTCAAGACCGGTTCTATTGCTCCACTATTGTACGGTTCCTATGACCACAAGCGTTTTTCCGACATGTATCATAACTGCCTGAAATGCTCCATGCTTCACGCATGTGGCAATTTAGGTATACTCGGGATGGATGAAAATGATTATGATAAGCTGCTCTGTGACACTATTGAGTTAGCTGAAAGATTGTTGGCGTCCTGTAAGGGTAATGTCGAAAAAAGTATCTTCAATCGGCAAATCGAGAAACTCATGATTTGGAAGACGGATTTTACCGCTACTCGCGTTGCTGGTGGTTTGAGAATCGCTCCATTCACAGTCGGTTTATTTGGAGGAACAGCGGTTGGAAAGTCCACCATGTGTCCTATTTTGATGACGTACCTGCTGAAGCTCAACAATTTCAATGCAGATGATGACCGCATTGTGACCATCAAAGAAGGAGACAAGTACATGTCCAATTACCGGACTTATGTCACTGGTGTCATTTTGGACGATCTGGGTAATACTCGACCGGAATTCGTTCAGGAGGCTCCTACTGCTAAGATCATTGAGATCTGCAACAATCAGCGCGCGTACGCCAACATGGCTGATATTGAGCGGAAGGGTAAGGTGGCATTGGAACCAAAAATTGTCATCATTACCAAGAACATCAAGGACGGAGGCGCAAGCGTTTTCTCTCGAGAACCCGCTTCCATAGCTAGGCGTGATAACGTAACGCTCACCATCAAGGTGAAGCCTGACTACGCCACAGATCTTATGATAGACCGTAACAAAGTGCTTGCCGCTTTTCCGGACAATACACCTCTCATTCCGGATTTATGGTCGATCACTGCAGAGATCGCCTACCCTAAGAAACACGAGTCGGGACAATGCACGGTTGGATGGCGTACTGTGCATCACAATGGTAAAGAATTGCGAGACGTCTCTCTCAGAGAAATCCTTGAGTACTTGCGAGATGCTTCACGCACCCACTTCAAGATGCAGAAGAGGGTGGTTGAAGATGCAGGTAACATGTCTGACAAGTTGCACATTTGTGATGCGTGCGGACTACCCACAGTATTGTGCTCGTGTCCCACGTGCGGTGAGGTGGACCCTTCTGATGTTTCTACCTTGAGTGGCAATAATGTCCCTTCTCTACCAACACTCTCTGAAATAGATACCGCGACTGATTGCCCTACTGTACCATTGAAGAGACCTCCTGTCACATTCAAGGGCAGTCTCTTCTCAGATGATGAGGAGGAATCTAGTGTTTTCTCCGATCTCTCTGAGTTGGGAGTACAACTCTTTGGCGTTCCTGAACTGATTCAGAGAGCTCCAAATGATGATGATTCGGACGATTCAACTGTGCCCGATTTGCCACCCCGTAACAGATCCTATGCAAGCGATGACGATTCTGAGATCTCTGCAGACGAAGAACTTCCACGCAATATTGCGTGCACTTCAGCTCTCGCATTGGAAGAGATTGATGATATTGCTGACCCCCTTTCCCTTGGATACCTAGGCGCTTCCGCTACACGCGGAAGAATGGCCTCCCAAAAAGCTCCCAACAGTACCAGACTCACCCGACAATCGGGTATTGTGTCTGGTTTCTTTTCTCGCATTTGGGCGCGCTTCACGATGACTGTATCAAAGAACCTTTTTGTGTACTTTGGTACGGGTCCTCTCGCCCTCGGTTCCTACTGTAGTAACAATATCTATGGATTCTTTTCCTCTAGATTCAAGCGATACCTACCTCTGGCTATTGGGGTGGTGCAAGATCTGGAGGTCGTCTCCACTGACGTACTCCTAGGTAGATTGAAGGACTTAGAGCAATCTCACTACATGCATTGGACGTTTTGGATCCCCGAATGGGCTATGCAGACAGATGTCACCAAAGATATAGTGGAAAAAGCGCATTGGAATCAAGTGCGTCGAAGAGTGGTGCGCAGATATACATTTGCCGCTGCCCTCGCTTCTTTTGGTATTGTGGGTACAGTTGCTTATCTCTATTTCTTTGGCTTCCCTAGAACTTTAAAAGGGGCAGCCATTGCTTGTGCCATGATGGCCTCGTGGATGAGTCCTACCGCCCGCCTAGCTCACCAGGCTGAGAAGCAGGAAAAGCGTTACATTCTCGAACAGATTGTGGAAAGACGAGATCTCGCCACCCCACTCGAGAAAGATATCAGAGACAATCACCTAACATGGATCTTAGGTACTAGTGCGGCTTTCGGGGCTATTTATGTGGCTGTAAAAGCCTATCGCAGTCTCAACGCGCTTCAGCAACAAGGCACCCTGATGCCAGAAACGATGAAAGAAGTGGAAGCACGAGATGTCGCCCCTAACCCGTGGAAAGCGGTTAAGATAGAACCAACACTACCACAGCCCAAAAGTAAGACCATTGCCTTTGAGGATCTTAGGACGTTGACGGCTCACAATACCACCCATATGCGCTTTGAGCATGAGGGTCGCACGCACTTTTGTGACGCTTTCTTCCCTAAGTCTAATGTGGCAATAATTCCTAGGCACATGTGGAGAGGAGACACTCTCAAATGCACGTTTACTCGTCGAGAAGACAGCGTAGGATCGAAGTTCAATTGTTTCTTGAGCCGTTCTCATTCTGTAGATATACCCTCCACCGATATGTGCCTCGTTTGGGTGCCCAGCGGTGGAGATTGGAGAGATTTGTCTAAATATTTCCCCGTTTCCAGAGTGGGTGCCATGCCGGCCCACCTATGCTATCGTCAAGAAGATGGTATTTTATGGTGGAGCAAGACGCGCGTTACCCCTGCGATAATTGATTCGGAAGATTTTCATTTCGAAGGAGCGAGGTACAACTTGGATCGACCTACCTTCCCTGGTCTCTGCATGGCACCTTTAGTATCGGAAACATACGCCCCCATGATCATTGGTTTCCACTTGGCGGGCCGCTCAGGCACCAGTCTGGGAGGAATGGGCGTCCTTGATGTAGACACTTTCAACAGGGCATACGAGGAACTCAAAATGCGTCCTGGGGTACTACTCTGTAAGAGTGATGCCAATCTCGCTACCACACAGATGCAAGTTCAGTTTTTCGAAGGTACTAAGATTCATGAGAAAAGCGCAGTCAGACATTTGACGGGCCAGCCCAACTGCCGCGTATATGGAGTGGTCAAAGGAAAGTCGACTGCGTACTCCACGGTAAAAGACTCCCCAATCTCAGCCGCTGTGGAGCAAGTGTGCGGTGTCCCCCAACAGTGGGGACCACCGCCTTTTAGGCAAGGTTACAAATGGCAAGAGAGTCTAATTCACTCTAGCCAACCTGCCTGCGGTATTCCGCCCGATCTGTTGATCAAAGCCGTAGATTCTTACGCAGACAGGGTCGATTGGATCATTTCGGATGACAACCCCATTGGTCCGCAATTGCGGGAACAAACTAAACCACTGAGTAATATTGAAGTGGTTTCTGGTATTGATGGTAGGCGTTTCATCGATGCCATGAAGGGTTCCACCTCCGCAGGATACCCTTTGACTGGACCAAAGAGCAATCTCTTCATTGAAGCAGTCAGTGAGGAGCATGCCTGCCCACGTGACTTCCCTGATTGGGTGTGGGACGAATTTCAAGAGGTCGAGGAAAGATATTTGGACGGAACGCGGTACTCCCTGATCTTCAAGGCGTGTTTCAAAGACGAGCCGGTGAAAATAGGTAAAGACAAGGTGAGAGTTTTTCAAGCTGCTCCCTTGCTCATGCAACTGGGAGTGAGGAAGTATTTCCTACCCATAGCCCGATTGCTCTCCCTCTACCCCACAGTCAGTGAATGCGCTGTAGGGGTGAACGCCGAAAGTCCCGAGTGGCAAGTTTTGGACGATTTCATGACCAAACATGGGACTTCACGGATTCTCGCAGGTGATTATTCGAAATACGATCTCCGTATGCCTGCACAACTCATGTTTGCTGCTTTCCGCATCTTGATAGACATGGCGAGAAAATGTGGATACTCAGAGAGGGATATTTCCATTATGGAAGGGTTCGCCACAGAGATTTGCTACGCTTACACCAATCTCAATGGAGACTTAGTGAAGCTGTTAGGGTCGAATCCTTCTGGGCAAAATCTTACAGTGTACATCAACAGCATAGTGAATTGCCTATTGATGAGAGCCTGTTTCTTCAGTATCTACGCTAGAAAGAAATTTGAGGAGAATGCCGCTATCGCCACATATGGGGATGATCTAAAAGGGTCTGTTTCAAAACGTACCCCTAAGTTCAACCACTTGAGTGTGGCTGCGTTCCTCAGAGAACATGACATGGTTTTTACGATGCCGGACAAAACCTCAGTACCGACGCCATACATGTCCAACAAGGATTGTGACTTCCTGAAGAGAGTTACGTTCTACAATCCTGAATTGGAGTGCAAAGTCGGCATCTTGTGTGATGAATCGATTTTTCGCTCCTTACACTCTCAAATGACTTCCAAACATGTCTCGGCCAAAGAGATCGCGGCGCAGAACATCGACGGAGCTTTGATGTCATGGGCCTACCACGGTAGAGATAAGTTTAACCTGCGGAAAGAGCAGATGAAAAAGATTGCCTCCGCGTGCGAAATAGATCACATGTGTACTAGATTAAATCTGGAATACGACGATTTCGTGCAGGGATGGAGACAAACTTTTTTCCCCGAGGGGAACTAGGGGGAGTGTGCAACACTCCCTATCGTCCTGGGGGAGGACGTTAAAATCCCCCGATAGGTCCCGGAATAGTACCTTAAACTATTGTCCCTCTGGCCGCCTTCTACGCGGCCACACGTTAAAGTAGACCTTGGACGTATGGTTACCGTGTCTCTCCATGCATCCCACATGGAAAACATAGGCTGCGCACCAAGGAAGAAACTCGGGAGAACGAGCGAGACGGATCAGCATCAAGTCTCGTGCTCAAAATTGCTGGAAACATCAATATCAACAGAACAAACAATACGAACCGAAAACGTTCAATTCACCGAGGGAACCCAATCATGGGTCGCCTCCGTGACGTCAGGCCCAGGCGGAACATTTTCACAAAATGACATTGAAGATGCTAACTTAGGAAATTTCTTCTCCCGACCCATAAAGATATTTACAACCACTTGGGAGATCAACGATTCCTTGACTTTGGGATTTGATCCTTGGTCAGCATTTTTCCAGAATTCGCGCGTGTCGAATAGGATCTCCAACTATAACAAGTTGAGAGCAGATCTACACGTAAAGGTAGTGATGACAGGCTCTCCTTTCCACTTTGGAAAAGCCTTGATGTCCTACCATCCTCTACATGTGTATGATGACTTTGAGGACATTCACTTCCTAGGAAGTGATGTCCCACGTCTGATAAACTGGTCGCAGCGCCCCAGTATCATGTTAGAGGCAGGAGGCAGTGCGGGGGGATCGATGATCCTACCCTATGTACATTTCGCACAAAACCTAAGCATTCCTGCTGGGGAGTGGCAAACAATGGGGCGTGTGAATATTAACAGTTATACACTCTTAAAACATGCCAATGGTGGTACGAACCCAGTGGAAATTTCTATTTTCGTATGGGCCACCAATGTGCATTTGTCCGTACCCACCTCAGCGCCCCCTTTTGGCCTCACTCCACAGAGTGGTACAATGGACTCTCAGGTGAACGATGAGTACAATGGGATGGTATCTGGACCTGCGGCTATTGTTGCCCATATGGCCGGCAAATTGAAAAATGCACCTTATATAGGGAAGTATGCCATGGCCACACAGACAATCGCTAATAGTGTAGGCGCAATTGCACGCCTGTTCGGTTTCAGTAGACCCATTTATCCTGAACAAGCTGAACCGACGCAGGTTGTACCTATACCCAACACCTGCAATACCAATGTGCATGACGCTGCTACAAAATTGACATTGGACGTAAAACAAGAGACCACGATAGATCCGAGCGTGGTGGGTCTCCCGGGAACAGACGAAATGAGTTTGATGACCTTTTTCCAAAGAGAATCTTATATCACTCAGTTTCCTTGGGCGGTCCAGGCTGGTGCTGAGACGATCCTGTGGTCTACTCTTGTCACCCCTATTATGATGGACAACTCCGACCTTGACGGTCAACTAGCATATCGTATGACATCGCTGTGTTATGGATCTCTCCCTTTCCACTATTGGAGAGGAAGCCTGATATATAGGTTTGTAGTAGCATGTTCACCGTACCACAAAGGCAAATTGACGGTGCGATATGAACCTCGTGGCTTTCCGGATCAAGCTGCACCAGAATACAATGTCAACTACACCCACGTCCTGGACATAGAGGAAAGCACCGACTTCGAAATAAAAGTCGGTTGGACTCATACTCTGCCGTATCTTGAGTTCCCAAAATTGGATGGGGAACTGGTACAGGACGCTTACCCTCAACCAGTCTGGAGCACTAACAATGATCATTGGGACTATGCAGGCGCTCAATTCGGGAATGGAATTTTGGAAATTTCCGTACAGAATTGCTTGGGCGTCCCTAATACTGTAGTTGACAACGACGTGAGCATCTTGGTCTTTGTACGAGCCGCTGATGACTACGAGGTTGCTGGACCAGACGATACGAACATACAACTGTTGTCACTACTCCCTCAGTCAGGGGTGGTGCAAGAAGATGCTAACAGTGGAGTTGGTAAACCAGATGAGTCCCCTTTGCAACTTACTGTAGGGAGCTCAGGCACACCCCCGGATCTACTCGCTATACATGATGGTGATCCCGTCACATCCATGCGCCAATGTCTCAAAAGATATAATTTGCACAATGTTTACACATTCAATTATAATGACTGGGCAGCAATAAAATGGACGAGATCGGATTTTCCACACTACCGAGGACGTACCATAGTGGGGATTGACGTGGTAAGTAGATCTCCTGACTTTCCCATAAATTCGGCACCTCCAGTGGACACAGCGTACAATGTGTGTAAGACCACTCTTTTGAATTATCTAACACCCGGTTACGTGATGAGAAGAGGTGGGCTAAGAAGACAATATGTGTTCACTAACCATGAGAACAATAAGACGATGCCCCTCGCGCTGGTATGGCGCGAAATGAGGCAACAAACCGAGAATCTTGACATAAAGTTTCTGCCTTCGGCAGTGACTTCATCTTTCAGTCTCAAACAGATGATCTTGGACTGGTTACCCGTTTCCTGGTCGGCAACGGCCAGTACACTACTGGACAAAAACGCGGTATTAACCGTAGAATTACCATACCACAACAACCGGCGAGCAGCGCCCGCTCGCCGTGTCAATTGGAAGAGACCTGCAATAGGTTTGACTTCCCATACTCTCGCTTTCGTACAGCGGCAAGATATAGCTTCGCGTCCATTTATTTTGGACTACGTGAGCACTGCAGAAGATTTCCAACTAATGTATTACATAGGAGCTCCTGTTTTCTTCCTCGCTGGTAAGACTGATGAGTTTTCTGTCGTGGGGCGCACGATATAGTTTTTGTAGGGTTTGGTACTAGACCTTGGATTTTTCACAAAAATCCACATCAAGTGCCAGAGTTTTTAAGGTGACTCTATAATAACACCTGGGTTTTTTCCCTCGCCCGTACTAAATAAAGGGGGGAAAGCGTTTAAGATTGAGCGACGTCACTGAAATCAATTTACCCGCTGTGGCTGCGGGGGGAACTAGGTTAGTTCCCGGAGTTAGCTGTAATATTAAATTTGTGATGAATTTTTTCCGGTTAACTCCGGTTTTTTAGTCACAACTTTAAATGCTAAACTCCTATGGCTGGCAAACCACCAGTCTGAATTTGTGTGTAAGGAAATTGCGAGCACACAGAGCGGAG